CGAAGCAATACAGTATTACCAAGAGTTTCACTCTGACGCGACATACAGAGCGTATGAAGCTCATCAGTTAACTGCGGATGATATCACGAATAAGTACATTACGACTTCTTCGAATGTTCATTTTGTCTCAAAAGTATTTCCTCTAATTACAAGTGCTACAGCTTCGAAGAACTTATTTAATCTTCGATATCAATTGCACTTATCAGAAATCACTGACATGTCTCAGTTTGCTGGTGATATTGCTTATTACGAACAAATTCAACAATATCTTTCATTGCTTGACATGACTCTCAACGGTCAAACAATGGTTGACTTTGCTCGTAGACAGAATAGAATTTACATTCAGGGACATTTTCAAGATTTAGATGTTGCAGCTGGTGATTATATTGTATACGAATATTATAGTACGATTGATCCAAATACTCACACTTCAATCTATAACGATATGTGGTTAAAAGAATATACAACTGCATTGTTTAAACTTCAATGGGGGATGAATCTTATTAAGTTCGAAGGTATGCAGTTACCTGGTGGAGTTATTATCAATGGCCGCCAGTTATTTGATGACGCTACAGGAGAAATTCAGGACTTAAGAGAAAGAATCAGACTCGAACACGAAATGCCTGCCGACTTCTTTGTAGGATAAATTATGGCCACCAATTTTTATGTTAATCAAGCAGTAAGATCAGAACAAAATCTTTACGAAGATATTGTTCTTGAATCTATTAAGATGTATGGGCAAGATGTCTATTACTTACCGCGTGATATTGTAAATGAAAATAAAGTCTTTGGTGAAGACGTTCCTTCTTCATTTAATTCGTCGTATAAAGTTGAAATGTATGTTGAAAACGTCGATGGATTTGATGGTGAAGGTGACCTGTTCACTAAGTTTGGCGTTGAGATTAGAGATGCTGTAACACTTGTTGTTTCGAGAAAAAGATGGTCTCAAACAGTACAACGTTTTGATAATGAAATCACAGGCCAAAGACCACGTGAAGGTGATTTGATTTATGTACCATTTACAAAGAAACTGTTTGAAATCATGCACGTTGAGCATGAACAACCTTTCTATCAGTTAACAAACCTTCCAACATACAAACTACGTTGTGAACTGTTCGAGTTCAGTTCAGAAACTTTGGATACTGGTATCGAAGAAATCGACGATATTGCAAGAGATTATGCATACACATATATCTTATCACTTGCTACTCCAAGATCTGCAACTATCACTGCTGATGTAACAGCACAAGAAGTTATCTCTGCTCTGAATATTACAGACTCAGGTGATGGATATGCTCTAAGGCCAACGGTTTCGATTGGTTTACCTGATCTAGATTCTTCGGATGCAGTGTTGAGTACAAACGTAACAGATGGTGTTATCACTTCTTTGAATATTGATTCAAGTGGTAGATTCTATGATTCATACCAATCTCCTGCGATTACAGTTCCATTGCCTACGCAGTATACACCCGAACAAGCACTTGCTACAATTACATTGGGTGGTGATAATATTATTAAGTCCATTAATGTTATTAACAATGGTGCAGGTTATATTGACTCAAACGGATCTGCTCCAACGATTACAATCCAAGATAAATTAGCAATTGATCCAGGTACGACTGCTCCTACTGCAACTGCTGTAGTAGAAAATGGAAAAATTACTGGGATTACTATTACAGATTCTGGTGACTATGAATATTCATTCATTCCTTCTGTAACAATTTCTGAACCAAATGCTGTGATTGAAGACCTTAGAGCAAGAGCAAGAGTTACTTCAATTATTAATGGTGAAATTGTTGCAACAAACGTAACTGCGGGTGGTGCTTTCTATGATTCACCAGGTGCTATTAATATTTCAATTGCAAGCCCAACAGGCGCAAAATCTGATTTCAGAGCAACAGCAGAAATTTTCCTCGATTCTGACACTGCAAAAGTTGAATCGATTACACTAACACATGGTGGTAACTTCTATAACAATCCAACCATTGTAGTAGATTCTGCTGATATGATAAACTCTTTGAAAGTCTTTGAAGTAGGTGAGACCGTAACACAAACATTGGCTAATGGTACAGTAATACGTGGTACAGTTTCTAAATATTCAGATTCAGACTTTAAGCTCCATATAATTAACATTGGCGCAGATGATGGAAAGTACCATGACTTTATTACTGGAAGATCCATCATTGGTTCTAAATCAGGCTCAGCTCTTAGAATATTGTCTATAACAGAAGAAAACAAACTATCTGAAAATGAAGATAACACAAGCTTTACAGATCTAATTGATGATTTCTTAGATTTCTCGGAAAGCAATCCGTTTGGTGATCCGGAGAATAACTAATGAAAGGGTTTAAGCTTTATATATCTGAGGGGATTAAATTAAAACTGATACGGGGTAAAACTCAAGACGTTTTAAAGATGTGGGAAAAAGGTGATAAGACTTGGGTTGAACTTAGAGGTAAGCCAGGTTTTGAACGTAAGTATGATCCTAGAGACCCTTTACATAAAGCTATTAATGCATTAGGCAAATCTGCTAATATATCAGACTTTGTAAATGGAGATGAGGTAAGCATTAATCCTAATCATCCAGATGGAAAGAAAGCTTTGGCTACTATTAAAAGGTTAATGAAATAATGTTTGGGACCTATTTTTACCATAAAAAGATAAGGACAGCGGTTGCTGTTTTTGGTTCACTTTTTAATAATTTGCATGTGCTTAGAACAGATGCAAACAATCAGGTATTGTCACAAACAAAAGTACCTTTGTCCTATGCTCCTGCTCAAAAATTCTTAGAAAGAATCAGAGCAAATCCTGACCTATATACAGATACGAATGTTGCAATTAAGTTGCCACGTATGTCGTTTGAAATTTTGAGTTTTACATATGATGTAACACGTCAGATCTCAAAGATTAATAACTTTAATCAGACATCAACTGTAGCAAATTCAAGACATAAGTTTAATACAGGTGTACCCTATGTAATTACTTTCCAATTGAGTATTTACGCAAAGAATCAGGATGATGCACTACAAATTCTAGAACAGATTCTTCCATACTTTAGTCCACAATATACATTGACTATGAAACCATTCCCGGACTATCCTAATGTAAAAGAAGATGTCCCTATTGTATTACAAAGTGTGGATTTTTCTGATGACTTCGAAGGTCCACAAGAATCAAGACGTACAATCATTTATAATCTTACATTTGATATGAAGGTTAACTTTTATGGACCAACATCCGATAAAGGTTATATCCGTACAGCCAAGCCTACTGTTGGTTTAAAAGATGTAGGTTTAAATGGTGATTCTGATATAGATACAACTAGAATATCTGTTACTACGGATCCTGCTGATGCAAGTCCTGATAGTGACTATGGGTTTACAACAACAATTGAAGATATAACATAATGGATTCTGATACACCTGATAATGATTTTGAATATGCTAGAAGAAATTATCACGACTTACTAGCAAAAGGTACAGATGCACTCGAGGAAATGATGGAAGTTGCAAGAGCAACCGAACATCCCCGGGCATTTGAAGTATTTTCAAATATGATGAAGCATGTTGCTGACATCAATGGAAACCTAATAGACCTCCATAAAAAGAAAAAAGACTTTGATAAAAAGGATGAGAAACTTGCTTTACCTCAAGGTCAAACAACCAATAACGTGTTTATTGGTTCAACCACAGACTTGCAAAGATTATTGAAACAAGAAAACGATATTATTGATATAGAACCAAATGAATGATACATATATGGGTAACCCCAACGTTAAACGCGATGGGGTTGTCCAGGAATGGACCGCAACTGAAATAAAAGAATATGCCAAATGTATGAAAGACCCTTCATACTTTGCTAAAACATATTGTAAAATTATTTCATTGGATAAAGGTCTAATTCCGTTTAACTTATATCCTTACCAAACAAAAATGTTTGACCAGTTCAATTCAGAACGGTTTAACATTGTGTTGGCGTGTCGACAGTCAGGTAAATCTATTTCCTCAGTTGCTTATCTGCTATGGTTTGCTTTATTCAATCCTGAGAAAACAATTGCAGTATTGGCAAACAAAGGTGCTACTGCTCGAGAGATGCTTGCTCGAGTCACTCTAATGCTTGAGAATCTTCCATTCTTTCTACAGCCAGGATGTAAGGCATTAAACAAAGGCAGTATTGAATTTTCTAATAACAGTAGGATTATTGCTGCAGCAACGTCAGGATCTTCTATCCGTGGTATGTCTGTTAACTTGCTTTATCTGGACGAATTTGCATTTGTTGAAAGAGCAGCTGAGTTCTATACTTCTACGTATCCTGTTGTTTCATCTGGTAAAGATACTAAAG